CCTTTTTCTTAATGGGCAAGTTTACGCATCATAACAAGCGCATACACGCGGACACCGGGGAGCCGCTTTGTTCAGTTTCTGGTCATCCCCGGCCCGGTGCCGGTGATGCTTGACGTTATGCCTCTAGCACCTCTTGGGTCATCCACCAAATTACGGCATATAACTGCTCCCGAGATGACACGCAAAATGAGATTGGCGCTTTGTCACTGCTCATTCCTTCAAAATATCCCCGGCACATAACCTCTTCCATCCAGACGGGAAATGGCTTTGCAATCGTGCCCCAACAGTTGACACACCAGTCATGGAAATTTCCTCTGATCTTGATGGTTACGCCGGAAACATCAAATCTGTAAACGGGCAGCAATACCGATTTTGAGCGGTGAGTCCCGTCAACGGTCAAGGTAGGAAGGAGCTTCTCGTATTTCCCGCCGGGCAATAAGGAATGCCAAATCAAGGGGGCTAGGGAGTCACGTACCCACATAATTTGTCCTTGTGCCGCCTTGCCATAATTCAACTTTTTCTCGTCAGGCATGTTGGCCATAAACCAATCCTGAAGTTGAGGACGTATAACAAGCGGGTCAACATTGACATTTTGCTGCTCCGTTGCAGGTTGCTGTTCATTCATTCGTGTCGAGCTCCTTTGTGTCTCAAAATTGGTCAATTTTAATACGCAAAATGCAAGTTACCCTTGGCGTTGGAACGCTCAATCACCACAACTGCCAGAGTCGCCAGAATCACAACTTGACGAATCTCCACCGGAGTCAGAAGACGAACTCGAAAAGTCGCTACTATCAATCGCTCTCGGTAATCTTGAACTCGTCTCCTGGGTATTGACTCTGATCGTTGGCAACGCTTCCATCGTCGTTGATTGACAGGCCTCTCTCGGTGAGCTCGTGGTTATCGTCGCTGACGGCAAGCATACACCCCCATCTGTCATCGTTGAAGCGTTTGCGGTCTAAATATCTCATGGCGGGGCCTCCCATCCAAGTTTCCACCCCGGCACCAACAAGCGCCGGGGCACGATTTACAACCCGGCAATGCAGGCGACCGGGTTGAGCTGTTTTGTTTTTTTTGTGCTGGATCTCGGCCGGCACCTGATTTTAATCGTTGTGTGTCCGTCAAAATGGTACGTCCTTATCATCGAAATCACTTCCATTTGCTTCCAATGGCTTCTGGTCTTCTTTTTTTACATAATCTTCTATCTTGTTCTTATCAGGATACTTAGAACCCGGGGATTTACCATTAAGCTTATCTACTGGAATTTCTTTACCTTGTTCTATGGTTACCTTAACCCTTACATGTTTGTTTATAGCAACTTGTGAGCATAGTTTTCCAGCCTCATATTCCTCTAAAATTCCAGCCGAGTTCGCAAAATGTATGATTTTCCACATCATTTGTTTAGTAAACACTAAAAAATCTCTAATATCATGTTGTTTTCCATCAGAATCCCAAAGCGTTACAGTCATGTCCATCATAGGATTACCACTGCTAGACTGCTTATCCTGGGATTCGGTGATAACCGCATCATATTCACCTTCTTTTATTAGCTGGTACCGCTCCTGCATTGCTTCATATTCACTCATTACTTGATATGCAAACATTAATTACTCTCCTTCTTCATCATTGCCTTCTATTTCTCCAGTTCCATCGCACGTATAACACATATCCGTGCCACAACAATCTGGATCTGCACAGCCATACCATTCTTTGAACCTACCAAGTCCATTGCACTCTGAACATTTCATTTTTTTCCTTTATATTAGCCGTTACCGGAACCGTTACCGTCACCGGAACCGTCACCGGAACCGTCACCGTCACCGGAACCGTCACCGGAACCGTCACCGGAACCGGAACCGTAACCGTAACCGTCACCGGAACCCGAACCGTAACCGTCACCGTAACCGTAACCGGAACCGCAACCAGAACCGCAACCGTAACCGTCAACGCAACCGGAACCGTCATAATTTACTGACACCATATTTCAACCCCATTAATAGATTGCTTTGCTTTTTCTGTAACATCTAATATTTCTATAACTTGTAATAATTCTAATCGATCCACTGCGCATGGAAATTTACAATTTTCAGGTTTTTTTGTACCTTCCATAGCTAATTGGCTTAAGGATGAGGCTCCATCCCAATACCACAACCTTCGAGCATTACGCATCACAACTTCTTGTCCATTTCTTGTTTCAATTTTTCCAAAAAAAACACCCGCAGAATAAGTCCTTACAATTTTCCATTTGCTTATATCTGAGATTTTCTTAACATATACTTCGTCATTTATTATTATTTCATTCATTATTTTACTCACCTGATATTTTTGATTTTAAATGGTCAATACATTTCTGAATTGCATCTTTTGGCATATCTGACCAGTTATCGGAATTCCCTTTGTCTAACCATTTTTGATAGGTTTCCTCGGGGACTTTTAATAAGTCAATTAAACGTTCTATTTCCTTGATTTGTTCCGGATCGGACAATTCTTGTGCTATAGCATCACGCTCAAGCACTGCTCTCCCATAACGATTGGCAATCTCATCATATGAAAATGGGAAACTTTCACCATCAGGAAATGATTCTATGCGTGATTTTCTAATCAAACCCACACGTTGTGGACCACGCTTTTGAATCTCAAATACCAAGTCAAACAAGTAATCAAGTTTCTTATAACAGTCAAAAGTCTGCCCAAGAATGGCTAGGTTTTGCCCGTACTCGTTTTTAGAATGTGAAGTAATAATGACATTCATGTCCAAGCGAAACAGTAAGTTTAATAGTTGCTTCATTCTCTTGTTCGCCTCACCATAATGGCGACCAAAATCGGTGCCAACTTTGCGCTCAGCCTTTTCCAAAAGGTCATTGTAGAGCAATGTTAGTGAATCAATCACCAAGGTTTTGTATTCATGTTTTGTGGTAAGAAGCTCACGAACTTCATTCACCATTTCATCAAAATCAACAGTCATTAATACTGCGCCATCAACTTTTTCAATTGCTTTTACATATTGAGGTTTATTAGTAGAGCCTTCAGTGTCGATGATGTAAGGTTTTGGGAACTGAATAGCAGCCATTGTTTTACCGACACCCGCGTTACCATAAAACAATGCTTTAAGTCTGCATTCAATAGCTGATGGTTTCTTCGCTTTTAACGCCATTTTTACAACTCCTACTTAATTAGTTTCTTTCTGAATAATCTAAAAAATCTCTTCCGCTTAAAGGTCAATCTTTCCTTTGGTGTTATGTAGTCACGCATAAACATTAGCCTTCTCCATTTTCTAATAAATTTATATGTCCAATAGCTGCAAACTTTGCTTCTTGGGCTGTATCGTAGTACTCATCTGACTCTATTTCGTCAGGCTTGCAAGTAATGTAATTTGGTTCGTTAGTGTAAATTATGTAGTAATAGTGCTTTTCATTATCATCATCTTCATATTCGAGTATTGCAAAATCATAAAGACTGTACTTTTCGGATAAAATTATCTTGTCCATATGATGTCTCCATGTTCCATATCATGACGTGCATATAGACCTTGTTCGTTCATCATTTCATGAAGGTAGTAGTGACAGGTATTATTTAGAAGCTCTTGAAGAGCATACTTATAGTAAGTTAGAACGTTTTTTCTAGTAACTTCTGCGAAGTTCGCGCGATTTTCTTCGGAGTCATCTTGTAGCATTGCGAGTAGGGCGCAGGTAAATTCATTGTTGATAGAGAAGTCACTTCCATAGATACATTCAGATATTTCGCGCTCGTTCGACTCTATGTATAGGCGTGCTAGTTCGTTTTGGTCATATTCCGAGAGGTCTTTGAGATCTAGGTCGTAATTATTACCATCAAATTTCGCGTAATTGGCTACGAGCTCTTCCGCGTAATTCGAGAGATTTCTATTGTGATTCACTCTTGTCAATCCTTTGACATTACTTCCTAAGCTGAAGGGATCTCTTCTAATCTCTTCTTCCTTGCTTCTGGAAATGGGTAGTTCATAATCATTATGATTTTCGAGTATATCGTATTTTAGTACTGCGTTCATTTTTTACCTCATTGCTTGTTATTGATACCAAACATGTGATTGGCTTGATGACATTAAATACCAAACACATGATTGTGTCAAGCATTTATTTGGTAAAACATTTGTTTGAACAAACATATGTTTTTATGATAATTTAATGGCAAAAAGTAATTAGGTTTAAAATGACGCTAGAAGAAGCTTTAAAGGAATTTGGTGGTACAGGTTATAAGCTATGTGCTTCCCTAGGAATTTCCGACAGAAATTATACTCGATGGAAAAAACAAGGCTGGATTCCTCGTGCTCAGCAATTACATATTGAAATATTAACTCAGGGAAGGTTAAAAGCTGATGAATTTGGACCTGACAGAAGGCCTGTAGTTAAAGATTGAATTATGTGGATGTATTTATGTTAATAGCTGTATCTGTAATTTTGATGGTAATAGGTGTTCATTTTGGTTTTTCCAATATTGAATTAGGGTTAATAGGTGGTGCTTTGGCATATCTTTTAACTCCTAAATATAATGAATAATTATTTATTGATTTGGATTTATGGGAAAGCGTTTAAATAATATTAAGGATTAATAACTAACAACATATGTTATCCCTTATGTATAACTATGTTTAATAGTGTATAATAGTTATAGAACATTATTAATTGGGGAATGTTATGTCTATTGCTATTAGATTGCCTGATGAATTAGAGCATCAGCTTATTGAAACCGCAAAAAAAATGAAACGCTCAAAAAGTTTTCTCGTTCGAGAAGCTGTAGCTAATTATCTTGAAGATATCAATGATTATCACTTGGGAATAGAGGCATTAAAAAATCCAGGTCGAATTTATTCTTCTGAAGAAGTAAGGAAAGAGCTTGGCTTGGACGATTAACTATACTGCTTTATCGTTGAAGCAATTAAAGAAGATAGATAAAAGCATTGCGAATAGAATTGACTTATACATGAATAATACTGTAGCGCCGCTTATCAATCCTAGGCAAATAGGAAAGGGGCTGTCGCATAATAAAGCAGGATTATGGCGTTATAGAGTGGGGGATTATAGAGTTATCTGTCAGATCAATGATGATTTTGTAACCATTCTTGTTGTAGAAACGGGTCACAGAAAAGACATTTATGAGTAATAACAAAGCCATGGAAGTTACTTCATTAAGTATCAAAGAGAGTCTTAATCGAATAGAAAACAGATTTGATAAAGTTGACGATCGATTCGATAAGATTGATTTAAAATTTGAAAAAGTTGATCGTGAAATTAAAGAGGTCCATAAAGAGCTCAAAGGGGAAATACGAAGCAACTTTTTCTGGACACTAGGTGTAATTGGATCTGTTTTCGCAATAGTGGCTCATGGATTACATTGGTTTTAATTATTTCCGTTTCCATGGCCACCAATCGAACGCTTTTTTCGATGATTTTTCATCAGAAGAAGGCGCAGATTTTTTAATGGATTCTTTAAACTCTAATAGCCTGGTATGACTATTAATAGCATCAAGCATCTTTGATTTTTCATCCTTATTGATATTTAATTGATCTAACAAGAACTCATTTAGCTTATTCTTTTCATTCATCATCTCTTCAAGATGTCGTAATTTCTCTTCTAGCAATTTCATGTCTACATTTCCAGGTGATTTCTCTTCATTTCCAGATACTTCCACCTCCATGGCATCAGGATATACTCTAAAAAACTCGGATTTTTGAATAAAGTATTTTCCAGTCTCATCCCTGTCAGCACTGAGTTTTCCCTTTTTTATAAGGTTTAAAACGTGTCTTTGAGTGCAATTCAGAAGCTTTCCCGCTTCTCTACAAGTTAACCATGTTTTTTCGTCTGTCATGCTCATCCTTTCGCGCTATTTCTAACTAAATTTCCATCTATAGAAATGGATGGAAGTAAAAAATGCTTCAAAATTATCGGCTGTGCTAATTAAAAAAACTTACTTGGAATCACTTTTTAGTGGGAAACGAGAAATTTTCTATTTCCACCTAGTTTAACTAAATTAATTAGATATAATAATTAGGGTTATCATTATATAAGATCGTCGATACTTATTACCATATATGAATAATAAAATAAAATAAACTACAAACAAGGATTTTGTTATGTTGCTGAATGAACTTTATGATTATTACGGGACGTGGACGAATCTCGTTAGAGAACTAAATCTAGGTAATAGTACATACCAGATATGGAGAAAGCAGGGATACATACCATTTACGGCCCAATTGCTGATTGAAAAAAAGACAAAAGGGCGCTTTAAGGCATGTGAGGCTCATGGTAATCCGGTGGATAATAGGAAGAGGAAATCGGTTTCTAGCTAGAATTAGAACTGATGTCTTATTAAATTCCAATGGAATTGAAATAGAATAATGGGATTATGTTCCAGGGTATTTCCAAGTAAATATTGCCTCGAGAGGGCAATAAGAGGTATATTTCATGGATTGGATTTTTGAATTTAAAGGATTTTTAGGGTGTAAAGATTTATTATTTAGAGGTTAGAGGCATCCTGCCCCTCTAGTAACAAATCTTTCGCGCGCTGAATGGCTACCGACCAAAGTGATCATTCACCGCTTTATCAACACAAAGGACATAAGTCTTTGGTTTTTGGCTTTGTCTTAGGATGTACCATGCTATCCAATACATGGTCGTAACCGGTGGAATGGCATAGTAGGCATAACCACCAATAACCGATGGTAAGTATACAATGAAAACACTGTACGATACAAATATAGCGATTCTTTTTTTACATTTCAATTCATTACCCCAATTCATTTCACCAATTTACGAAATGCATAGGATAGGGGGTTAACATGACAATAGAAAAAAACACAAGAAATACCCTTCATCATGAGGACGCTTCTTTTACAACATTAACCAACGAATTACTTAATAATATTAAGCATACCGGCGCTTTAGGGGTGTACTGCTATTTGGCCTCCAAACCTCCTGGTTGGGGTATTTGCAAGAAACATCTACAGAATCATTTTGAATGCGGCAGAAAACACATAGATTCATGCTTTAAATATTTAAAGGAAATTGGAGCAATTCAAATCACTATGGTGAGAGATGCTAAAGGAAGAGCCATGGGATGGAACACAACTCTAAAAAGAAAACTTCCCAATAAACACTCATTTACCCAGAATACCCAAAACGGTGAATCTGGTGAATTATCCAGAATACCCATTTTCCACAATCTGGAAAATCCACAATCTGGAAAAAGAGCACCTATAAATAATATATATATAAAAATAAAAGATAATATAAAACCTATTGTCGATTCTGACGAATCAACGGAAAACGACTATAATGTGAATGATGAATCGCAGATACCCAAAAAGTCTGATTATTCCAATAACCATCAAGAATATAACAAAAAGGGCCCAGAAACCCTTGATGGGAAAGCATCTTCTGAAAAGTCTGATTATTTTGAAAAGCAGTTTAAATATAAACCTGACTGCAAAAATAAGTCTCTTAAAGCAAATAAATCATACAAAGAAGACGATTTATTCATGCAGTTTTACAGCCAATATCCCAACAAGCAAAAACCGACATCCGCATATAAGGCGTTTCAGAAACTAAAACCTTCTTATGAATTTGTAGCTATGATAACGGCTGATGTTAGGAAGCGCATGGAGAACAACTGGAAGAATCGTCATAAAAGCAAAATACCTCATCCGGCAACGTATCTGAATTCGCAAGAATGGGAAGGTGAAATCTTTCCGCCTGATAATGTTACTCAATTCCCATGTTCCTTATGGCTTCCATTGCTGTAGAATGGCTTTTCACATTTTTAAACTCTGGTTTTATTATTTCTTCTTGGTTTTTAAGCTCGGTAGTTTCTGAAGACCTATCTTCGAG